ACCAGAAACCACAACGCCCAACAGTGTGACATAAAGGTGTTTTGTAAGATCAACACCACGCAACAACTTGACAGGCACGAGGGATTCATAACTCTGAGCTTTAACTACACTAAAGTCAGTTATAGATAGGTACTTAAGAATAGAAAAGTAATTAGGGAGCAACTTGTCAACCCAGGAAATTTTAACGAATTTCTCAGGTTTCAACGAGTTCTCGACCGACACCTTACTTAGAGACATCTATATAAAGACTACGGAAAAGGCGCTTATCACTCAAGTACTTACACAAACAATTTATTACAAAACTGCAACCCCCAGCATTAGGAAACAACTCGTGGATTGCATCGTCGAGCAAATGGAAATAAGCACCATTAAACAAACTATGAGCGACATCAAGGAGAGACACACGAAACTCCTCGACATGCTCATACCCGACAAGACTCTTACTACCTAATTTACTAATTAACTTTAAAGGGTCAGGGTAAACAATACAGCCGTTGGCGTGATGAATGATATATTTCCCGCAGAAGTAACCATACTTCTTCCGGAAAAGTTTCGCCTCAAAATTCCAAACCAAATTGGCGGTAGCCTGAATATCAGGATACTCCAAACCCTTAGGAAGGTAGATTAACGAATCATCACCACAAAAACTAGCCTTAAAACACTTATCTAACGGTAACATACTAGCTACACACGCTGCAATAATAAAAGTATTACCTATAAAAGTAGTTACATCACCAGACTTCCTTTGATAATAAATGAGCGTCTTTATTCCAGCTTGGAAATCTTGCAGTATAGTTCTCTTATGACCCATGGACCACATCCAAGCTAAAATATCATCTAGTCCCAGCCTTTCCCAAATTGCCATCTCGATGGAAAAATGGAAATCGGACTGCGACTTATCATATTTAGAAACATCAAGCTCAAGAATTTCATAATCAGAATGGGAAGAAAGATCCGAGAAAAACTCCTGCAGATCATCTGGCTTTTTCCTAGTATAAAAGAAAAACTTAGAATTATCTACCATGCTAAGAAACTTAGTAGTCAGATACTTAAAAACCGGCCCGAAAACTGCGTTTACCACCTTCGGATGATATACAATAGTCTGCAAGGCCGGATATTCGGACTGAATTGAAGTATCTAACCGACTCTTAGGCTGCCTCTTAATCATATGCATATATGTGTCAAAGGCAGGTAAATCTATGAAATTAAAATTAGCTAACTGGCCAACCGCCGAGGTTGGCTGACAAGAAAACCAATCAGAAAAACTCTGCATAGAACTAGCTCTAACGCAATCTAAATGATCAAGTAGAACCTCGTCCCTAACAAAGGAAGAAAAGAAATTATCTACTATAGAAATAGACATGTTAGTTATGTCCACAGTTCCAGCCAAATCAGGAGTGTTCATATTCCTCTTTATCATAGCAACAAGATTTTCGAGAAGACCCGGAATACGTGGCCTTTCGCAAGCCGTTCGCAATACGGGAACCAGAAAATCTTTTGCCTCACTCTTGATCAAAGCCGGCACTGGATCTAAATTACTTAAAGTTAATCTACAAGGTTGCAAATTGAATTCGTTATCCCTCAACCGCATGGTGACGGCATCGAAATCGTTCAAAACAAAGGAATTCCCTGGAAGGCACCTATCATAGAACTCCTGCATATCCGTATAAAACCCTGTCTTAGTGACAGGGAGGAAAATATTGCGGTGAACATACAGAGAGTTCTGCGTTAATTGCTATTTGGTAGGCACAGTAGTAGCAAACATGGTCAGAATCGACTGATCGACCTTTTCCACATCTGCTATTATGCTTGTAACGGCATCGAACACAACGGTATAATACACCATCGCCTTGGTATGCCGCGTTAAAGCCACCAACACGTGTGGTGAATCTCGGGCAATCAGACCTATTGGAGTCGGTGTCGCACGTACAACCGCCGTTTCCTCAAAGGTCTCCCCTTGAATCTCATGCACAGTATTCACATCATTATACCCACTCTTGATCAAGGATTGTTTATCAGACTGAGTAAACGTTATGATCTTCCCTCTGATCTTCGTTAACTCGGGCCTCAGAATACCAGCCCCAGAAACCTTTATTGCCTTCACGGAATGTACAACCGGACTAGTGGTAGAAACCGCAGCTTTATAAATAGTATTAAGAAAGCTAGTGACATCTCTAGGA